TCCGTGTAAGAATCGGCAGTGTGTTGTGGTTGCTTTCCATTGTCTAAAACAACAGCTAAAACCATCAAATATTTTTGTACTTTGAAACATAACTTTTATTTATTTTTATATAATAACTTATTTTTTGGAATCCAAATTATTCCTTAATTTCTTCGTATTCTACATCTTGTATTTCATTACATATCCAAAGAAATCCTTGAGCTTTAAATAATGTATCACAATGAAAATATTTTTTAAGATCTGATATATTACCCTTTTCTAAATTAATTCTATGTTCAGGGAATTTTCTTAAAACTTTAAATAGATTTCCCTTTATCCCTATAATTTCCCTATTCATTACACTATTTCACAGGCACCACCCGCACATGCTGCTTGGTCTTTTAAATCTGTTTCGTCGGTTACTTCTACTATTTTTCTTAAATTTATTTTATTTAAATGGCTTTCCATTTCTAAGAATTTTTCTTCTGTGATGTCTTCAAAGGGTGCTTGAGTATATGAACCATTATCATAAGGTAAAACAGCTAATCCATTAAATGTGTCTTTAAATTTCCACATCCATTTTCCTACTTCTTCCCACTCATCCTGTTTTACAGAAATTGTAGCTGAAACGTTGTTTGAATTAGATCCTTTTCTGTGTCCTCCTTTTACCCATTCCATATTGAATTTTTTAGTTCTTTCTAATAAATCAAATGCACTTTCTGTTCTATAAATTGCTCCTTCTGGAGATCTTTGTGGGACTGACACAACTGCTTGAATATCTGGTTTAAAGAAATCATCTTCAACTAATTCTGGGTGGTTTTTTGCAAGATATTTGTAAATTGCTTCATTTTTACCTAATCTCATACGTCTTACATAAAAATCATTGTGCCAAGCGTGGATTCCTGATGAAGTTCCTAAAACTAATGAACTAGTTCCTGAAGGTTTAACTGTTGTTACACGAGATGCTTTTCTAATTCCTATAATTTTTGCAATTTCTTTATTTGTATTTTTAGCATGGTCGGCTGCTTCTTCTAAATCTAAATTTAAAACTGCACCACTTGCAATTCCTGTCATTCCTACCCCAGCAAGTGCGTCTTTTTCAGTTGTTTTTTTCCAAATGTCTCTAAGATAATGAAAATCTGTGTAAGCTGCTTGTAAAGTTCCTAAAAAGGCTCCAGCTTTTACTCTTTCATTTAAATCTTCTTGTGATGTTACGTTAGATACATTAACTTCTGTTAAATTACAAAATTGGAATGGTCTTAATGCAATTTCACAACATGGGTTTGTGCCCCAATCTTTATCATTTGAAAAATATACTCCAGGTTCACCTGAATTACTTGCAACAATCTTATCCCATAACCCCATAAAGTCTTTTTTTCTAACCTTATGACGAATAACTACAGCTGAATTGTTAGCTCTACCTCTTTGTGGGTTTAATTCCCACCAAGCACCATGTTTTGAAGTTAACATTTCATTATCATGTAAATCAAATAGAGAAATTAATGCTGCTCTACGAATACCACCTGATAATACAGCATCAGCAATATGACAAATAATATCATGTGCTTCAAGGGGGGATAATTGCTCACCGTCTTTTTTTCTATCAAGTACTTTTTGAATTTGAAATAAACATTCTTTTAAGGGTTCAGGACCTGGTGCTTTACCTCCTACAGTAATTAATTCTGCTCCCTTTGGTCTAATGTCTCTATAATCAAATATAGGCATTATTTTAGTTTTACCTAAGTAAGCTTTCATAATTGCTCTTACTGCATCTGCCCACCCCTCAATTGAATCACCAATTAAAAATCTTTTTTCTTTAGTTGCTTTGTGGATTTCAGGTAAATTATCAACGTGGTGTTTTTGAACTGAAAAACCCACACCACATCCTGACAATAATAAAAACATTGTTTCACTAAAGGCTCTATGGTCATCAATTGGTAAAAATGAACAATTAAATATTCGTGCATTATTAATTGCAATTGGTTTTCCTGCAAATTGTAAACTACGCATTGAGGGTAAAACCTTTTTATTATACACTAATTTATAAACATCTTCGATTTCTTCCTTTAATTGGGGAAACTTTTCTTGATGCATTTCTTTATTTCTAGTAACTAATTCTTTCCAGGTTTCCCTTCTCTGTTTTGAAGGAACATATTTTGCATACTTGTTGTAAACTACTATGTCTGATAAAATTTCTTGTGTAATGTTCATTTAGTGTGTTGTTAAAACGTTAATTATTGTTGTTAAAAAAAAGGGATAAACCCTTTGTGTGGGGATAAATACAATATATATAAGCAAAACCCATTAAAGATTAAAAAACTCGTTGGAAGCTCCTCTAAGTCTTCTTCGCTCTGCAGGCGAAACATTTCCAGGGGTTGTTTGTTCAGGTCTTCCATTTCCTCTTATATTTATTGCAATTTTACCAATTGCAGTGTCCATAATAGAATCGTAAGTTATACCGTCAGCTCCATATCTATTTTTCATAATATGCCACCTTCCTGTTCCCCCTTCCTTATCTTCTGCATTTCGTGCTAAAGACATTGCAAAGTCAGTAATCATCATTTTACTGTAACTTTCTGCCATTCTATCTCCTTGAATGATGTCTTCTCTTGCTCCCGATCTATTTACCTGTGATGCTGTCCATATAGGTAATTTTAATTCGGTAGCCAAACCTCTTAAATTAGTATAAATGTCATCTAATTTGTCTCTTTTTTCAGTACTTGCTTTAGAAGTTAACAAATCAGCGTAATCAATAATAATTAAATCTGGTTTAATATTTTGTTGAACACATTTTTCTAAATGTGCATGAATTGTGTTTACGGTTGCTTGTCCTGCTGGATATTCTCTAATGTAAAGACCCCCTCGTAAACTTTCTAATTTTTTGGTTACCTTTTCTTTATGTAAGATAATGTCTCCAACTGGTATTTCAGTAAAGCAAGCGTCATACCTTCTACCTACATATTTTTCATTTAATTCTAAAGTATAATGGATTACAGTATAACCTAATTTCACTGCTGCTGCTCCTATTGCAACTAAAGCCCATGATTTACCCCCTCCAGGCCCTCCTGCAATCATTCCTAAATCTCCCTGTCCTAAACCACCACCAAGTAAATTGTTTATTAAGGGCCAAGGTGTTGCAACTGTATTTCTTGCTTCTTCTCTAAATCGATCTTCTAATTCAGTAAAATATTCATGACCAATGTCTCTTTCAGTTCCTGCCTTTAATGCTCTATCAATTAAATTTCTAATGTCATCATAATCACCTAATTCTAATAGATCTACTGATTTTATTAATGCACTTTTGAGTGTTTGATTTTTACAAAAATCTAGAAAGGTATCTTTTACATAATTTAAATCTGTTGATTCTGAAGCTTTGTATGCTTGTTTAAGTAAATCTTTTACAGCTACACTTTGTAATTCTTGATTTATACCCTCTACTTCAACTTTAAAAACCTCCATTGTAGGAACAGTTTTATATTCATTAAAATAGCTTAATGTTTTTCTCATAACCCATTTACCCGCATCATTGTCAAAATAATCAGGAGACACTATGTCTGCAATTTGTTGCAAGAAATCTCGATCAGTAATTAAGATAGCAAGTGCCTTAATCTGAAATGTGTGTCCATATTGGGTTAATTTACTCATGTGTTTGTTTTGCTAATGTATTTAATTTTACAAAATGTTCTCTTAACCATAATTCTGGTGCTTTAATAGCGTTGCCTAATTGATCATCTGAATACATCATAATAAAGTCATTTCGGGAAAGCAAGTTTATTGGCGCTTCTATTAATCTTGTTATTTGTAATTTTAATTCACCCGAAATTGGTGGGTTTTTTAAATCCATTAATTCTTCATTTAGTCGGAGTTGAGTTTCCGACTCACTAATTTTTTTATGCATAGGTTCTTCTCCTTTACCCGCATGTTCCAGAATGAAATCAAGATCAAGGGTTGTCTGAGTAAGTAGATCTGGAACTATTTTAGGTAATTTTTTAGGTCCTAATCCTTTAACACCTTCGATGTTGTCGGATTTGTCACCCATTAAAACTTTATACATTAAAAAATTATGAGCCGGTACTCCATAATCAGCTTCTACCATTCGAGGGGTATAAAACTTCTTTTTTGTTGGACTCCATACTGTGATTCTTTCATCTACTAATTGTAAAAAATCTTGATCTGC